ATGGGTAATTATGGATTTGATCTTATTAGTTGGTACACTCTTAAGAATTGGCTTGATACGAGAGAGAAAATGTTAGCATTGAGAAAAGCTATAAACTTTAATGACCGTACCCAAATGATGCAAATGTACCCAGAACCAAAAGATGAACAGTTTTGGGGTACTTTAGAATGTTATGTAGAAAAACCCATTGCATGGGTCATAAAAGAAGAATGGGTTTACCAATACGCTCTTGCGTTATCCAAAATTGTAGTAGGTAGGGTAAGAGGTAAATACGGTAATGTTCAGCTGTTTGGAGGCGGTGTTCTCAATTATGATCTTTTAGAGGAAGGCCGAACCGAAAAAGAAAAATTAGAAGAGCAACTCTATACTGGAGCGTCTCCAGGTATGGGTGATGCTGAACCGACCTTGTTCTTAATTGGATAGTTTTAAATAAAAATATGCCTTTTAAACAAGGAGTTTTTAGACCAAAACTGAGGGAAAAATATAAAGGAAAGTCCTTACCAGTTTACAGATCAGGGTGGGAATTAAAATTTTTTCGTTGGTGTGACTGTAATCCAAACATTGTTGCATGGAACAGTGAAGGTGTAATTATCCCTTATCAAAGCCCGTTAGATGGTAGGATTCACCGTTATTTTGTTGATGGTCTTATATCTATAAAAGAGTCAACAGGTACCAAAACTTACCTAATTGAAATCAAACCTTCATCACAAGTCAAAGCTCCTCAACCTAAAAAATATAAGCGTAAAAGTACAATGCTTTACGAGCAAAAAACGTGGGTTGTTAATCAAGCTAAGTGGGAAGCAGCAGAAAAATGGGCTAAGAAAAAAGGTATTGAGTTCAAAATACTTACAGAAAAAGAGCTTAATTGCTGAAAAAATTAAATTATAGTATAAATAATAAATAAGATGTCTTTCAGATTATTAGTTGAAAATCCGGCGCCTAAAGAGGCTTTTGAGTACATCGTCGAAGAGAAAAGCACTGGCTCAGGTCAAACGCTTTATATCAAAGGCCCTTACATGATGGCTGAAGACGTTAACCGTAACAAACGATTCTATCCCAGAGACGAACTACAACGTGAAGTTGATCGTTATATGAGAGAAATGGTTAATGAAAACAGAAGTATGGGTGAGTTAAACCATCCAACGTCTGCTGAAGTTGACCTAGAACGTGCTTGCCATATGGTAACTGACTTATGGTCAGAAGGTAATATGTTTTATGGTAAGTCAAAAGTACTTTCCACTCCATGTGGTCAAATCGTTAAGAGTTTAATTAATGACGGCGTAAAAGTCGGAATGAGCTCAAGGGCATTAGGTCAATTATCTGAAGAAAAAACCAGACCTGGTGTTAGCAGAGTTTCTGAAATGAGATTGGTTGCAGTTGATTGTGTATCCGATCCTTCTTGCCCAAAAGCATTTGTTAATGGTATATTAGAATCAAAGCAATTTGTGTTAGCTAAGGATGGAAGATGGGAAGAGTCTTATGATACATTCGAAGAAAGTATTAAAACTTTACCTAAAAAAGAATTAAATGATTATTTAAGAGACCAAATTATTGACTTTTTAGATAAAATTGGACGGTAAAGCATAAATATTAGATATAAATCTTATGATTCAACAGCGTAAAGAAATTAAAAATTTTGTAAGGAATATTATCAATGGCGAATATAAAAATGCTCATGATAATTTACGATCTGTTGTAGAAGACAAAATGAAGCACAAGATCAATAAAGCTTCTAAAAAGAAACTATTTTAATATGGAAAACATCAAAGATATACTCCAAGAAAAAGCTCAAGACATCCTCACTGAGGAAACATTGCAGCAGATTGAAGAAGCGTTTAACAAGAAGGTTCAGCTTCATGTTGAGGCTGCTCTCGTCAAACAGGATGACGAATATGCTAACAAGCTTGAGCATTTGCTTGAAGCCATTGATATTGACCACTCTAAGAAGCTAGACAAAGTTGTCGAAGCAATTGATAAGAACCACTCTGAAAAAATGATTGCAGTGGTTGAGAAATACAGTAAAGCTCTCACAGAAGAAGCTTCTGAATTTAAGAGCGATATCGTTAATAAGGTAAGCAAATACCTTGATATCTATCTTGAGAAACTTGTTCCTCAGAAAAGTATTAATGAGGCAGTTAAGAATAAGAGATCAGCTAAAATGCTATCTGAGTTACGTGGTGTACTTGCAGTTGATGCTGCTTTACAGAAGAATGCAATTAAAGATGCAATCGTTGACGGTAAGGCTAGAATTGACGAATCCACTGCTAAAGTTAATGAAATCAGCTCTGCTGCTGAAAAATTAGCTAAAGAAAATGCTAGACTTAAGTCTCAGTTGACACTTGAAAGTAAGTGCTCCGAATTATCTGAAGACAAAGCTGCGTTTTGTAAGAAAGTCCTCTCTGGCAAATCTGCCAAGTTTATTAATGAGAACTTTGATTATACATTGAAGATGTTTGATAAAAATCATGAAGAGCATCTTGAAGTTTTGCATGAGCAAGCAAAAAGACAGAATTCCGTTTCTAAGGACGTTGACAGACCTACCCAAGTTATTAGTGAGTCTGCAAAGCAACAGTCTGAGAAATCTGAGAATCCTTACTTTAACGCTTACTTAGGCGAGCTCGGTAAGTATTAATCTCATTGATAGATACCCTTTTATAAGAATTTCCAGCGCTCTTGGTAGAGTGCTTACAAACCCGTATACATAAAACTATGAATACTATTAAACCCTCAGAAGCCTATATCGATCAGAATAGGGCTAAAGCGTTGTTAGAAAAATGGGGTCCTGTATTGGACTACAAATCTGACAATGTCAAAGAAATCACAGACGACCATCAGCGTCTGAGTACGGCTATGCTCTTGGAAAACCAAGAGGCATGGTGTTTAAACGAGAATGGTAACTTTGCAGGCGGAACAGGATCTGCTCTTAGCAATGGTAGTGTTAACATCGGTCAGTATGGTAATCAGATCCCTAACTCTTACAGTCAGGGTGACACATACGCAACCGGTGACTTCCGTTTGCCTAAGATTCTTATTCCTATGATTCGTCGTACCTTCCCTGAGTTGATTACTAACGAAATCGTTGGTGTTCAGCCTATGAGTGGTCCCGTTGGCTTAGCATTTGCTTTGCGTTATAAGTACGAGACAGACGCTCTTGGTAATGGTATTGACGGTATCGGTCAGGGTACTTACGGTACTGCTGAAAACACTGCTAACAACCCTGCTTCTGGTAGAGGTTCCGGTTCTGGATCCAATGCCGATGGTAAGGAATTAGGTTATCAGTTCTTAGATACACGTTTCACCGGTACATCTTCCGACAAATTGTCTGGTTTAGGTGCTGGTTCAGACTTCCCATTCGTTAATCAGGACGAAGGTGTTGCAAAACTTCTTGCTAACTTTGAGTTGACCGGACGTATTCCTCAGGTCGTTGTTAGCTTTGAGAAGACAGCTGTTGAAGCTGGTACACGTCGTTTGGCCGCTCGTTGGTCTGTTGAGCTCGAGCAGGACCTTAAGAACATGAATGGTATTGACATCGATACCGAACTCACCAATGCAATGTCTTACGAGTTGCAGGCTGAGATCGATCGTGAAATGTTGATGCGTATGGTTCAGGTTGCTCTTGATAATGGATCCGGAAATGGTTATTCCATCTGGGCTCCTCAGTCTGCTGACGGTCGCTGGTTAGTTGAGCGTAACAGAGACTTCTATCAGAGAATCATTATTGAAGCAAATAGAATTGCTATTCGTAACAGACGTGGTGCTGCTAACTTCATCGTTTGTACACCTAGAGTTGCAGCTATCCTCGAGATGTTGCCTGAGTTCCAGTGGGTACCCGTTCAGGGTAACGTTAACACCCAGCCTGTTGGTGTTGCCAAAGTTGGTAACCTCGGCGGTCGTTTCAACGTTTACCGTGACACCCGCACAGAAGCTCAGTACGAAAACAATGCAGGTTATATCACTCAGCCTGATCAGGGTACTTACACACCTTCCGGTGCTCGTACCTCTCGCGTTGAGTATGCATTGCTTGGTTACAAAGGCCCTGAATTCTATGACACTGGTATTATCTACTGTCCATACATTCCTGTTATGGTTCAGAGAACGATTGGTCCTAACGACTTCTCGCCACGTGTTGGCTTGTTAACCCGTTACGGTGTTGTTGACAACATCTTCGGTGCTAACTTGTACTACCACGTTATCATTGTTAAGAATCTTGGTGAGGCCTTCACACCAGGTTCTCAGGCTGTATACTTCTAATCGAAATTTACAGTTATTAATCACAGCCCGGCCGAAAGGTCGGGCTTTTTTTATGGAGAGCAATAAATATATACATGGCAACAGGATTAAACAACGGAGTTTACGATACTACACAGATTACGCCTCCCCCAGCACCTAATTACAGTTTATCAGCTTTCAACGGTACTGACCCTATTATGGGATTGCATGAAGCTGGTACTTGGGATGGTCATCAAGTTGTAGGTGTATTATTTGATAATGCAACAACTTACTATTCTTTAAGTACTATTACTATTTCAGACGGTTTATTAGGATCAGATGATACAGTTGTTAGTACCGCATTACCAGGAGGTAGCACAATTTACTTAATTACAACTGACAATTATGGTATTCCATTCACCATTACCAACGGTAATGCAACACATGATGCATTATCTGGTCAGAATATTGCAGTTGGTCCTAATAGAAGAAGAAAATATCATTTAGGATATATCTAATTTACTCCTGTCGACCCCGATCCCGCAGGCGTGCAAAAAGAAAGACCCGGTTTCGAACCCCGGGTCTTTCACCTGTTTATGGAACGGACTA